CGTACCACAAGGCAAATACTGGTCTGGTCCTAGAAATGGACAAAATTGACTATAAACAAAGCTAGTTAATAGTACAAATAAAAGTGTTTTTAATGTTTTCATAGCCTTAATATACGAAAAAAAAAAGAAAAGCCCCAAATTTCTTTGGAGCTTATTCGATAAATTATTAACCTAATATTAGTAGTTCAAGATACAGTAGTCAGGTTGAACAGTAACGGTAATATTTACTGGAGTTCCATCATCATCCCAGTTATAATCTCCAAAGTTAGCTTCTGTAATAACAGCTCCTTTAATAATCCATTCAGAAACAATATCACCTACAGGACCTAAAACGTTAAATTTGATATCTTTTTTATAAAAATCAGAATAACCGTCACGGCCTGTTACTGATTCGTGTCCTAAACGCACCCATTCCATTACTGCTTGAGCACCTGATGGAGTAATTGATTCATAAAGGGTAAATTGGATTGTATTCCAAATAGTTTTTCCTTTTACATAGCGTTGAATGTTGATATGGTTAAGGGCAACTGCGGTTTGAGTTAAAGAAACAGCTCCTACTCCTTTTACTAAATATGATGGAACACCATCCATATAAAGAATAAAGCGGTTTGTTTGTTTTGGTTCAAACGCTGTAAAAAATATATCGTTACTACTTAAAATTGGCATTTTACTTTATTTTTAATTCTGTTATAAATATCTAAACATTTAACTTTTTATCCAGGGAATTGAGCTCCTGTTGGTAACAAGATGAAATCCAAAGAAATAAATTCAGCTGTACGAGTAGGTTGGATATAAATTTGTCCTACTAATTGGTTTTGGTCAATTACTGCCGGTCCATTATTTGAATCATCCATGATTACTTGATAAGCATACAATCCTTGTTTTTGTTGGATTCCTTCTAAATATGGGTTAACTCTTGCAAGGAATGAATTTCTTGTAGTAATTGTGTTTTGTTCAAATACTACTGTATCAGCAATTTGACGGATATAATTTTTTAATTCAATCATCAAACGACGTACGTTTACACGATCAAGAGCTGAATCTGCTTTTTGTAACGTTTTTTGTCCAAATACTACTACACCTTGTTTAGGTAATGTTGCAATTGGATTAATATTATTTTGGTACAACGTATCTCTATTACCTTGAGTTAATTTTAATTCTGCTTGTAATACTGTAGATAAACCACCACGATTAATACCTGCAGGTGCAAACCAAGGAGCAGATACTTTATCGTTAAATGCATATACACCTGGGATCACTGTTGAAGCTGGAACCCAAACATGTTTTCCTGTAGCTGGATCAATGATACGAACCCAAGGCCAATAAGCAGCAGCATATGAAGTATCACGAGTTTGAGCTTGTGTTACTGTTGAAGCTACATTATTTCCATAAGCAGTTAAATCTACTACAAACATATTATCTCCTCTAGTGATTGTATTAGAAATAATATTTGTAATTTGAGAAGTATGAGTATCGTTTAATAATCCTGGGGTGAATAGTAAATTAAATTGATATGCTTCAGGATTACCTAATAAGTTAATCATATTATTATAATCACTTCCTAATACTCCTTGAGTATTTGTAGAAATTTTATCATATAAATTAACAGTATTACTTACAGTACCAATAGCTCCTCCAAAAGCACCATCTAACGAACCGCTTCCAACTGCTGGGAGAGAACCTGTGTATGATGGGTTGGTTAGGTTACCATTTAAATTTAAATAATTTGGAGTAGTATAATTTACTGTTTTTACACGTACATATCTTGAATTATTTGGAAAACTTCCAGATAATTCCATCTGTACTGTAGAAGAATTATATTGTAATTTTTGATCACCAATTACTTGAGAAATAAAACGAGATGAATTTGGATCTAAATTTACATTATTCCAAGATTCAAGAACAATTTTACTAGTTTCAGTATCATCACCACGTCTAATTATCAAATTAAAATTACCTGATCCTGTATTTACACCTGTAATTTCCCATCTTATATTTTCTTTACTTCCTGAAATTAAAACGGCATTAGTAGTTGAACCTGAATTATTCATTAAAGCTCCTTCAGAAATAGTTTCTAATACAAAAGGAGATAAACCAGTTGTAGGGCCACTTGAACCTGTAGGTATATAGCTACTTGTAGCAGAAGTATAAGATCCTGTTACAACACGAGCAACTAATAGTGAAGTACCACCATAATTAAAATAATTGTAGGCAGCAATTGAAGTTAAATATGAATATGCATTACCACCACTAATAAAAGAATCTCCAAATAACATTTGAAAATCTGAATAAGAAGTTACTAGGGTTGGTTTTTCAACTGGTCCAGTTACAGTAGGGCCTATAATAGCAGCACCTGCTTGAACTGGTTGGCCTGTTAAAAACGTGTTATCTATTTCGCTAATTGCTACTCCAGGAGAAACTGTGAATTTTGCCATTTTATTTTTTTATTATAAATATCAATTTTTCTTCTAAAATATATTATTGTTGAGGGAAGGTTGCACCTGTAGGTAATATATTAAAATCTAATATAATAAATTCAGCAGTTTTAGTAGGTTGTAAGTAAATTTGTCCAATTAATTGGTTATTATCAACTACATTTGGTGGGTTATTACTTTCATCCATTATTACTTGATATGCTGTTAAACCTTGTTGTTGTTGTACAGAAGCTAAATACGGGTTTATAATAGATAAAAAGTTTGATCTAGTAGCAGTATCATTTTGTTCAAATACAAAACTGTTTGCTACTTGAGAAATATATGATTTTAATTCAATTAATAAACGACGTACATTTACACGATCTAAAGCACTTTTTTTCTTTTGTAATGTTTTTTGTCCAAATACTACTGGGTTAGGGATTCCGCTAAAAACTGCAATTGGGTTAATATTATTTTGGTATAATAAATCCCTACTAGCTTGTGTAATCACTTTTTCAGTTGTAATAGTAGTAGTTAAAACCCCTCTATTAGTTCCTGCAGGGGCAAACCAAGGAGCTTCAACAGAATCATTAAAAGCGTATACTCCAGGAATCATAGTTGAAGCAGGAACCCATGATTGTTGTCCTGAAAGGTCAATAGTTTTTAGCCAAGGCCAATATGTTGCAGCATACGATGTATTAAAATTACCAGCACTAGAAACAACAGGAAGAATATTTGAATTATATCCTACTACATCAATAATAGCCATTGCATCCCCTCTATTTTGAACTACATTAATAAGTTGATTTACAACAGAGTAATGAAGAGGATATTGGGTTGAATCACCTATTAGTCCAGGAACAGTTATAAAATTGTAATTATACGCATCTTGATTTGCTAATAATGAAATAGATTCTGTATAATCATTAGCTGTTAATCCTTGAACATTTGTATTTGAAATATTTTCATAATATGCACCAGCAATACCTGAAGGGATATTGCTACCTTTTCCATCTCCAAAAGATCCACTAGCGGCTAAAGGTAAAGAACCAGTATATTGGTTTTTTGGAATACCATTATTATCAAAATAGTTTGGAGTTGTTTGATTTACTTGTTTAACTCTAACATACGATGATTTATTAGGAAAACTTCCTGAAAGTTGAACATAATATTCACCTGTAGTAGGATCGTTAACAACATTTTCTGTTTGGTTACCAATTACTTTTTCAATATAATTTGAAGAATTAGGATCTAATGAACATACCCATGTTTCTAAAATAGAAGGAGCTAATATAGTATCATTTCCTTGTCTAATCAATACATTAAATGTGCCGTTATTAATGTCTGGGGATTGAACTTCCCACCTAAAATTATTTGCTGAACCACTTAATAAAGTATTATATGTGCCTGTAGGTCCTTCACTATTCATTATATCCCCTTCAGCAAGAGTTTCTAAAGTAAATACATCTAAATTATAAGGAGATCCAGCAGAATGAGCAGATGCTGAAATAAATGAAGATGTAGCAGGAGTCCAAGCTGTAGTTGTGCTGCCACTAACAACACGAGTTACTAACAATGAAGTACCACCGTTTGTAAAATAATTAAAAGCAGAAATAGCTGTAAGATAAGTATAACTTTGTCCACCACTTATAAAAGTATCACCATATATATTTTTATATTGAGTAAATGTAGTAACTAATGTAGGAATACCTACTTTACCTTTAACAGTTGGACCAATAATAGCGGCACCTGCTTGAATAGGTTGTTGAGTTATAAAAGACTGGTCATTTTCTATTGCTAATACACCAGGTGATACAATTGTTTCTGCCATTGTAAATAAATTATTTTATTATAAATATGGTGTATTAAAACCAAATTAATCCACTAATACAATTTCACCAGTTTCTGGGTTGATACTAGATTTACCGTACTTATTAATTATAGATTGGGTAAATTCTTTTTCTTGGTTAGAAAGTTCTATAAGAAAGCTTTTAGCTTCTTGGTGTCGATTTTCAATTTGAATTTTAATTAATTCAATTTCTCCTAACTCAGTAATCAATGCTTGAGTTTTTTGTTGAATTTCTTTTAATGAATTTTTTTCTTCTTCTGTTAAAAACTTTTTTTCTGAAACTATTCCCATAAATTTATTTTATTATAAATATACTATCTTCCTTGAGAAACATATGTTTTTGCGTAATTTTTACTATTTTTACATTTACTTGTTTTAGATTTTGCATGTACTCCTGGTCTTCTTTTTTTAGGTTTAC